CAGTATACCTTTAACGAAGAAGACAAAAAGATTTTAACCTTTATGGTTAGGTTAAATCAAGGACAAAGAGTTGATACAAGTTCATTTTACCCACCTACTATTATTGTACATAAAAAAGGAGAATGTTTCTATACGATCAACGCACTTAACCAATTAATTGAAATTATAAGTGATACTGATAGTGGAAACATAAATCATCAAGATGTAAAAATAGATTGGGATAATTATCAAAATAAAATGTTAATTATTAAAAATGAAGAATTAAAAATATTGACAATTAATAGAGATTTTTCCTAATTTCTTAATATTTATAAATAAAAAGTATTATGGAAACTAAAAAAGATACTAAAGAAAAAGAAACTTTGGGGAATAAATTAGATAATTTTCTTAACGACACCAATACACAAAAGGAGTGTGAAGGTGAAGAGTGTATGATTAATGATGGAAAAGAAATCGTTGAGAGAGTGAACAAAGTTTATAAGACTAATGATGGTAGACAACTATTGATGTAATATGAGTAAGAAAAATTTATTATCCGAAGATTTAAAAAGATATAGACAGTTATTGGAATATACTTTCTATGTACCAGAAGAAGATGACCCTAAAGATGTTAATGGTGATTTACTTTTAGACGATATGTTAACAGAACAAGATCCACCTGCGGAAGAAGAAGATCCTTTTGCAGATACTGAAGAGACACCAGAAGAAGTAGAGGATACTACAGACACTGAAGAAGAAACTTTAGAAGATCCATTTGGTGACGTTGAAGGTGAAACAGAGGCAGGTGCAGATACTGAGGATGAAACCGATCCTTTTGGTGATACTGAAGTTGAGGATGAGTTTGCGACTGAAGAACCATTAGGTGGTGAAGATACCGTAGAAGTAGATGTAACAGATATTGTTGATAAAACTGAAGAAACAAAAACTTCTGTTGATGGAGTAAGTACTAAGATGGATGATTTATTATCTAAATTATCTGAATTAGAGTCACAAGTTTCAGGAATGGATAACGTTATCAATAAAATCGATGACTTAGAAAAAGAAATCGAAAGACGAAATCCAACACCTGTGGAGAGGTTAGAAATGAGATCGATGGATTCATTCCCTTATAGTGTTAAATTAACTGATTATTGGAAAGATAAAGAAGGTTATGACGCGACAGAGGAAGAAGAAGAATTTACATTAACACAAAGTGATGTTGATAATTTTGATGAAAAAGAAATAAGATCATCCTTTGGTTCAGAAAACGAAGAAGAAAAATAATTTATTATATAATATCTAATAAAAACCTCACATAAGTGGGGTTTTTCTTTTACTACCTATTGACTTTTTGAAAAACTATACGTAATATTGTATATTATTAATTAAAAAATATATACAATGAGTAACAGTTTAGATGCTATTTTGGCTCAGTATGAAAAAAACACTGAACCAACTAAAAGTGGAAACAAAATGTCGAGTGAAGACAGACTTAAAAAGTATTTCACAGAAAAATTACCTAAAGGGGTAAAAACACAAACAAAAACTTTCAGAATCTTACCTACTAAAGATGGTAAGTCTCCATTTACTGAAGTTTACTATCACGAAAAAAATGTAAACGGAAAATGGGAAAAAATCTATTGCAACCATTTAAATGATGGTGAACATTGCCCATTATGTGAAGCAAAAGATGCACTATATGAGGATGGTTCTGAGAAAGCTAAAAACTTAGCAAAAGAATTCATTCCTAGAAAATTCTATGTAGTTAAAGGAATTGATAGAGAGAATGAGGATCATGGAGTTAAGTTTTGGAGATTTAAACACAAAAAGACAGGAGATGGTGTAATGGATAAATTAATTCCTGTGTTTAAACTTAAAGGTGATATCACCGACCCTAGAGAGGGAAGAGATATCATTATTTCTTCAGGTAGGAATGATAAAGGTCATAGTGTAGTTAATTCTATTATGGCGGATGATGTAAGTATTCTTACTGAGAATAAAGAATATGCAAACGAATGGTTTAACAATGAAGAATCACATAGAGATGTATACTCTAAGAAAACTGGTGAGTATTTAGAAATAGTTGCAACAAATAAAACACCTATTTGGGATTCTGAACAAAAGAAGTTTGTTGCGGAAGAAGATAAAGAAGAAAAGGAAACTGCTTCATTGTCAGAAGAAATCAATATGATGAGAACTGAAACTACAAAATCTTTTGAGTCTGATTATAACAATGATAATGAAGATATTGATAATGATGTTGAGGTATCATCCTTAGATGATGTCGATGAATTACCATTCTAATTGATGATATGGCGAAACAACCACTAAAGAAAAAAGCATCTGATTTTTCGTCTATAAGAAAGAAGTTTTCCTCTAGTGATAAGTACAAAGAACAAAAGTACTTTGATCTGGGGGAAGCCTTTCAGAAGGCGACAGGAATACCAGGTCCTGCTATGGGTCAGATTAACATGCTTTTAGGACACTCAGATACTGGAAAAACAACCGCACTAATCAAAACTGCGGTTGATGCACAAAGAAAAGGTATCTTACCTGTTTTTATCATTACAGAGCAAAAATTTAGTTTTGAACACGCTAAACAAATGGGTTTAGAAACTAACTATGTTGAAGAGGTTGATGAAGAAACAGGTGAGGTTATCGGTTATTGGGATGGATTTTTATTATATAAGTTAGGGTTTGATTATATTGAACAAGCATTTGACTATGTAACAGAAGTTCTAAACGCCCAAAAAAATGGTGAAATACCACACGATATTGTTTTTTGTTGGGATTCTATTGGGACTATTCCTTGTGAAATGTCATATAATGGAAAAGGAGGAAACCAACATACTGCTAGGATTATATCAGAAAAATGGGGTATGGGTATGGCACAGAGAATAACGTCTTCTCGTAAAGTAACATCAGACTATACCAATACTATGGTATTTGTAAACCAACCTTGGGTAGAGTTACCTGATAATCCATTCGGACAACCTAGAATACAACCAAAGGGGGGTCAGTCAATTTACTTATCTTGTGCTTTAGTATTCTTATTCGGAAACCAAAAAAGTTCAGGAGTCTCAAAACTAAATGCGACTAATAAGGGTAGAAAAGTTAATTTTGCGATAAGAACTAAAGTAGGTATCCATAAAAACCATATGAATGGTTTGGGTTATGCAGATTGTAAAATTCTCGCAACTACTCATGGGTTTGTTGAAGACGATAAGAAAGCGATTGATCAATATAAAAGTGATTATAAAGATTATTGGGCAGAAGTTTTCGACTCAGTAGGTGATGATGTGATGTCTTTTGATATTGTAGAAGGAGACGCAATTGAAACACCCGTTGATTATTCAGATAATTGATTGTTTAACGTTTAATCAATGATGAGTGAGAATTCCAAGTAAGAAAAAAAGAATCCAAAGAACATTATTAGTTGACGGAGACTCGTTGTTAAAAACCGCCTATCATGGGGCTAAAAATCTTTACTATAAAGAAACCCATATAGGTGGTATTTTTCAATTCTTAACTATGGTTCGTAAAATGTTGAATGAAAACAAATTCGACAGAGTATACGTATTTTGGGATGGACAATTTAGTGGTAGACTAAGATACGATATTTACAAAGACTATAAGTCTAATAGAGACAAAGATTTCTATAACGAACAACCACCATCAGAAATAGATTTATATTTACAGAAAGAAAGATTGTATTCTTATCTTGAAGAGTTATTTATAAGACAATACAGAGATGATATTGTTGAGGCGGATGATTCTATAGGTTATTATGTAAATAATATCTCTGAGGACGAAAGAGTGGTTATTATGACAAGAGACAGAGATCTTTGTCAACTAATCAATGAAAAAGTTTCAGTTTACGATTTAAATCTTAAAAAAATAGTTACAGAAGAAAACTATTTAGTAGATTTTGATCATCACCCATCAAATTTAAAACTTATAAAAATGATAACTGGAGATGTTAGTGATAACATTAAAGGTATTGTTGGTGTAAGTGAGAAAACATTGGTGAAATTTTTTCCTGAAATAATGGAAAAAACTTTGACTTTGGAATATATTTTTAGTAAAATTGAAGAAATCCAAAAAGAAAGGAAAACAAGATTGAAAACATTAGATAACATATTAAATAAAGTTACCAAAGGATCACAAAAAGAAATGATTTATGAGGTGAACGAAAAATTAATAGACTTATCTAATCCACTATTAACTGAAGAGTCTAAATCAGATTTAGATCACTTATTTAGTACTACTATGGATCCTGAAGGTAGAGACACTAAGAATGTGATTAATATGATGATAGAGGATGGGTTAATGTGGGCAATACCAGGTGGTAGAGAAGGCTATATAAATTTTTTACAACCATTCCTATCTATAATTAAAAAAGAGAAAAATTATTATAAAAAAGTAAATGTATAAAAT